CCCCATATCTTAAATGTTACGAGGTAATTATGGCAAAACGAGAAAAAACGACAAGTGATTTATTATATATAAAAGTGAAAGATGGCAAGTTTGAACATGCATTAAAATTATTTAAAAATAGAGTAAAGGAAAGCGGTTTATTGATAGAATTAAAAGAAAAAGCATTCTACACAAAAAAATCAGTTAAGCGTAAAACTGAAAAAAATTTAGCTAAATTAAGATATAAGAATAATTCTCCACAAGAATATAAAAAACTTTATTAATTTTTTTAAATAATATATATTTATTTAATGAAATACTCTGTCCCACAAAATATACAGAGTCTAAAAAATACAAACCTTATTATAGTTCTTCAATAACTATATTCCAAATAAATAAAATATTAGGAGAAGTCACATGGGTGATTTATTAAAAGAAGCCATTGCTGATGCAAAAGCTGTTCGAGAGACTGCACTGCAAAATGCAAAAATGGCGTTAGAAGAGGCATTCACTCCTCAACTTCAATCTATGCTAAGCGCTAAGCTTCGTGAAGATGATGATGAGGAATACGAAGATGATCTTGAAGATGAAGTTCCTTTAGAGCAAGACGAATTTCCTGGCGATGAAATGGGTGATGAGGAAGAATTCGAAGAGCCTGTAGAAGCTAGTTATGGTGAACAAGATGAAGTTCCTGGCGAAGAGGAATTTCCTGACGAAGAGGAAGAAGAAATTCCGATGGAGCAGGACGAAATTCCCGGAGAAGAGGAAGTTCCTGGTGAAGAGGAAGATGAACTTGATCTAGAGGCAATCATACGTGAATTAGAAGCTGAGATCAACGAAGAAGATGATGCTTATGATGAAAATGTTCCGCCTGATAGAGACGGACTTTCTGAAGAAGACGACGCTTATGACGAAGACGCTGAAGACAAAAAATCTGTTAATCAGAATTTAGGCGAACAAACATATGAAATCGATTCATCTTTATTTGAACAAGACGATGAAGAAGATGACGAAGAAGAAGTGGAAGAGCAAACAGATTCATCAAACATAGGATCAGGCACAGGAGTAAACGTTGCTGATGGTTCAGATGAAGAAGATCCCGCCAAGGGAAAGCTTTATAAAGAGCTTAAAGAATACAAAAAAGCTGTTTATTTCCTTAAAAGTAAACTTCATGAAGTTAATCTTTTGAATGCTAAACTTTTGTTTACAAATAAATTGTTTAAAGAGTTTGCGTTAACTAACGATGAAAAAATGAGAGTTGTTGAAACGTTTGATCGTACACAATCAACTCGTGAAATTAAGCTTGTGTATACGACATTAGCTGAAAGTTATAAATCAGGTAGTACAAAACGCAAAACTAGAATTAAAGAATCAGCTAGTTCAAAATCTGGCTCAACTAAGCCTTCTAAACAATCACGTAAAGTGATTACTGAAGAAACTCAAGTTGTGAATAGATTTAGAAAATTAGCTGGTTTAATCAAATAACTTTTTTATAACGGAGAAATATAATGAGTGATTATATAAAAGATTCTTTGCTTGATGCATCTCCTATGAAGAGACAGCGTCATGAAGCTAAAGCACTTGTAGGTAAGTGGGAAAAAACTGGTCTTCTAGAAGGCATTTCTGGTGAATTTGAAACATCAGCAATGGCACAACTTCTAGAAAATCAAGCCCGACAACTGATACAAGAGGCTTCAACGACAAGTCCACTAGGAGGTAGCACAGGAGGCGGAGGATATAAGGGTGACGAGGAATGGTCAGGTGTTGCTTTACCATTAGTTCGTAGAATTTTTGGTGAAATCGCTGCGCAGGATTTTGTTTCAGTGCAGCCAATGAACCTTCCTTCAGGTCTAGTTTTCTATTTAGACTTCAAATATGGAAAGGGCCATATGGGATTTGCTAAAGACGATCCAATTCATGGTAAAACCGGTCCATTTTCACCATCTGCTTCTGTTGCTCCTTTTGGAGTAAAAGGACTTTATGGTGCAGGTAGTTTTGGATACACAGCTGCTACAGCTTCTGTTGATGTAACTGGACAGACGCGAAGTGCTGCATTGGCGACATTTAAAGATCTTAATTATGATGCAGATGTAACTGGTTCACACAATGCAGGACAGCTATGGAAAGTAAGCGTTGCTGCTATGGGTGTAACAAATGCAGATAAAGATACAGTTAGAGCATGGCACGTTAATGATACAGGAAGTGTACTCGTATCTATTGATACTGCGGGAGGTCTTAAAAATTTCCCACAATTTAACACAGTAGCTGGCGCAGAAGGCGCAGATGGTGGATTTACGACAATTGTATCTGCTTCAAGTTCTACAAACGCAGCACTGCTACCTTCAATTGGATACATTAAGAGGACAACTGAAAGTGTACGCGGTGATTTTGAAGATACAACTGCTGATGCTACACAAGATAGTCTTAAGATTCCAGAAGTTAATTTACAGCTCAGATCACGTCCGATAGTTGCCAAAACACGTAAGTTGAAGGCAGTTTGGACTCCTGAATTGGCTCAAGATCTTAATGCTTATCATTCTGTTGATGCTGAAGCTGAATTAACATCTATGCTTTCTGAATACATTTCAATGGAAATTGATTTGGAAATATTGGATATGTTACTTACTAATGCATCTACAGTAGATTATTGGTCAGCAAAACAAGGAAATGATTATAATGCCACTACAAAGGCATTTGAAAATACTACTTTCTACGGAACACGTTTTGAGTGGTATCAAACATTAGTACAGAAAGTTACTAAAGTATCAAATGAAATTCATCGTTTGACGCTTCGTGGCGGTGCTAATTTCGTTGTTTGCAGTCCTAAGATCTCAACGATACTTGAATCACTACCAGGATACAATTCATCTCCTGGCGCTGATGCAACAGTACAACAGTATGCAATGGGTGTAACAAAGATCGGCGCAGTAGATGGTCGTTATTCAGTTTATAAGAATCCCTATATGGTCGAGAATTCAATTCTCATTGGCTATAGAGGCGGAAGCTTCTTAGAGACTGGTGCTGTATATGCTCCATATGTTCCGCTAATCATGACGCCTCTCGTATATGATCCATCAGACTTTACTCCACGTAAAGGTGTGATGACTCGATACGCGAAGAAGATGATTAGGCCTGAATTTTATGGTGTAATTTATGCCGGTGATTTAGATCTAGTATAATACTTTAACCTGTGAGGGAGCTGATTAATTTCAGCTCCCGAACATAAAATGGAGAAACAAAATGGCAATAGCAACATCAATATCATTTGAAGGGTTAACGTATAATTTAGATGATCGAGACCGCGTTGCGGCACAAGCAGCATTAAAAGCTCAAAGTATTAGTTCATACCCTGTTATGGCAACTGAAGCTTTAACTGGTGCTGGAGCATGTAGTATTACTACTCCTGTAACATTCCTTGATACGACTGGAGGTGCAGTTGCTGTTACATTAGCAGCTTCAACAGTAGCAGGTGCAGTGAAGTGGATTATCTTAGTAAAAGATGGTGGCGATGCAACATTAACTATCGCTGACACAGCTTCAACTGTTGGTAATACCGTTACATTTGCAGGCATTGGGGATGCAATAACGCTAATTAATGCAGCTGATGAGGATGGTACTATTATCGGGTGGACGTTACTGTCTCGTGAATCTGGTTTGGCTAATACAGCAGCAGCTTTTGATGGTCCAGTAATCACAACAGTTTAATATCCAAATTCTAATAATGTTTTAAACCCTAAAAAAGGCAGATTCATTCTGCCTTTTTTTTTACTCATCTATATCACTAATTATGATATTTATATACGAATTAAAAAATATTAATTGGAGATAAAAATGTCAAAATTCGCGTATCTATATGCAGATCCGACGCAAGTAATGCAGGTTACTGGTTCAACACCGTATGGCATATATGAAAATGATACATCTTTTGTAAGCGAAAGCTTACAAATATGCAAATGGGTCGCTAGAAGGCTCGGTCATCCGGTCATGCAATTAGAGTTTAACAGCGGTTCTATATATTCTATGTTCGAAGAGGCTGTATCAGAATATTCGCTACATATAAACAACTATAATATGAAAAATTGGTTATGGGAATCATACGCGTCAGATAATAGAATATCGGGATCTGGTTGGGGCAACGATGGCACATCTAGTGTCATGGGAACAGGAAGTGTCGAGCCCACTCACGGTGGAATGGGAACAACATTTTTTATGTCTAAGAAATACGGAGAAGCTGTAAATGTAGGTGGTGAATCTACGCTGTATTCAGGATCTATAAATTTAACAAGTAGCAAACAAGTCTACGATCTTCAGAGTGAAGCAACTGTTGTAGGAGATCACGCTGGAAAAAGATTAGAAGTACAAAGAGTTTTTAACATGGGCCCATCAGCCATAACTAGATTTTACGATCCATTTGCAGGATCATTTGAACAAAGGCAGATGCTAGATGCGTTTGGAATGGGAAATGTTTCACCGGCTGTATCTTTTATACTAAGACCTATTTCTTATGACATCTCAAGAGCGCAAGCTATTGAAACAAACGATTTGATTAGAAAATCTGCTTATTCATTTGAATTAGTGAATAATCAATTAAGAATATTCCCGAGGCCCACTTCAGATGATGCAGGTGATAAAATTTATTTTCAATATTATGTTAGAGATGATGTTGTTTCAACAACAAGATCATCTACAAAATATAAAGTGTCTGATCCAAGCAACGCGCCATATAAATTCATAACATACTCAGAAATAAATGCGCCAGGAAGACAATGGATAAGAAAATACTCTCTAGCTTTATCAAAAGAATTATTAGGAATTATTAGAAGCAAATATTCATCATTGCCAATTCCTGGTGGAGAAGTTGCTATGGATGGAGAATCTCTAAAGGCTGAAGGAAGAGAAGAAAAAGCAATATTATTGGAAGAAATAAAGGAGTTTTTAGATAGCGTAAGCTTAACAGAAAAAGCAAAATCTGAACAGGAGCAAGCTGAAGCTAATTCTGTCGTACTCGCTAGAGCACCATTAGGCATTTATATAGGATAGAAAAATGGCTGCAATAAAACCATTTTTCATACCTCGAAAAGAAGTTGACTTAATCGATTCGTTTAACGAAGAACTTATTGATGATATATTAGGTCAATACGTTGATATATACAAAATATCGATTGAAGATACTGAAGCTAATCTATATGGCGAATCAGAAAAGAAATATTTTAAAACAGGATTTAGAGTTAATTGTTTAATATCTTTTGAAGATCCTTCAATAAATCTAGATGAATTTGGAACAGATCTAGACGCCAACATAGAAATATATTTTCATAGAACAACGCTAGAAGAGGCAAATTTTTATCCTGAAATTGGAGATATTGCAGATTGGAATGATTTTTATTTTGAAATTACTTCAGTTACTGAGCCCCAATTAATTGGAGGAAGTCAAGATTTTAAGCACGAAATAAAAGCTATAGCTAGAAGAGTTAAGCTTTCATCGTTACAAATAATAGAGAGGCCAAGATAATGGCTGTTCAACAAATAATGGGAAAAACTATTATAAGAACGAACAAAGATGTCTATAGAGGTTCAGAAGAAAATGTAACAGAATCAAATAGCAGCAATATTTACGGAGAATATTTTCCAAAAAAAGAAAAAAATATAGATGTAGCAGAATTAGCAGAATTACTATCAAATAAGCTTAATTTTCAAAATTCTAAAAAAATTAAGGCATTAGATATAGACATACAAAGAGAAATTTCTATATCAAATGTAGATAAAAATGCAGTAAAATCTGAAGTAACAATAGGTAAAGTAAATAATAAATTAGATAAATTAAAGGCACTGAGAAAAAATGGCAGTTAAACCAATAACAAATAAGCAGTCTGTGAATACGAGTGCAGTTGATAGATCTGAACAGAGATCTTTCAAAAATTTCAAAAATAGAGGGCAAAGAAAAGCAGCTTCTCAAATTCCAGGAAAAGATTTTACAAAAAATTATGCTATTACGTTAAAAGATTTAGATAGTTCTGTTATAAATCATGTAAAAAATGTTGTAACACCAATAATAAAGTCTGGAACTGATATGATAAAAGTTCCAGTATTATATGGTAATCAAGAACGTTGGGTTTCAGCAAGAAAGCTTGGATATATAAGAGATAGAAATGGAAGTTTGATTCTTCCGCTTATTGTTCTAAGAAGAACTGATATTGCAAAAAATACAACAACGCAACAAGCTTTTACTCATGATATAAAACATGAAAATGTTGCAGTTGTAAGAAATTCAAAATGGTCAAAACAAAATAGATATACAAGATTTTCAGTACTAAATAATATTCATCCAGTTTATGAAAATGTAATAACTGGGCCTGCTACTTATGTAGACGTAACGTACGACTTTATTTTGTGGACAAATTATATAGAGCAAATGAACTCACTTACTGAATTATTCATTGAGCATAATGATACTTACTGGGGAGACAGCGAAGATTATAAATTCTTCTGTAATACAGAAAGTTTTGCTGATGCTTCTGAATTAGACATTGATGGAGAAAGAGTTATAAAAACAAATTTTTCTATTAGTCTAAAAGGATACTTGTTGTCTGAAGTCATATCTAGTGTTATTACAGATAAAAAATTTCAGATTGAAGTCAGACCTTCACCGAGAAAAGTTATATTCGGTACTGAAACAACAATTGAACAACAAAATACTGCCGGCGGAGGAAGCATAAGAAATCAATCAAAAGGAACAAGTCATGCATCAAGACCGCCTCGTAAAACTGCGAAACCACCACAAATTGAAACCAATCCAGGGAATGGTACTACTGCTACAGGATGAGCATAATATTTAGTTTTTAGTTAAAATTTATTGTAACTTTTAAGAATTTATGTTATATTTATTTAAAACTATTAGCAAT